AGAGCAGAGGGTAGCTCGTCAGGTTCATATCCTGAAGGTCGCAGGTTCAAGTCCTGCTCCCGCTACCAATTTTTATAAGTGTTAAAATGTGCTCGGAATTAAAAGTGATTGAAACGAGGTTAAATAAGATCAATGATTCTGAAAGTTCAAGCCCACTTGCAAGGGGACTACATCGACGCCCTGATGAACCCCGCCAATGCATAGCGTGAGCTTAGTAAGTGGAATTATAGAAAATTAAAATCCTAAAACTTGTCAAATGACATTATATAGGTGCAGAGATTATAGTTTGAAATAGCTTGTGCTGAATAATAGCCGTCTGCATATAATATGCAGAGGAATAGAGGGCGTGTGTTAAATTTTTATGGTTAGAGTTTAGCTCAAGCTCAAACTATGATCTAACGTGGGGTGGTAACCCTGCCCCACACTGCTTTTTAGTTGGTTAGTAATACTGTCCAACTTACATAGACGTGAAAAAAAAGACCGACTCTGAAGTCGGTCTGTGCGTGGAGGAGATTGGTTTAAATATGATCCCAAATGTCACCAACGACCTGATCTTTGCTAATATTGATGTTGTGGCGAAGTGCATAGTTGTATGCTCTGCAATAGAGATTATGGTATAATCTGCTTGTTTTTGTCCATATCTCTTTTGCCTTTTTAGCTTTTTGGGAACGAGATAAGCTGCCAGTTGCAGTAAACTTTTTAGGGTTGTCGTTCTTAAACTCTTTGGCAAACTTAATTGCGTAATGTCTCACTATTCGTTGTATTTTCATCTTAATCCTTTCGGGCTATGCCCTTTGTAGTTGTTTTATTTTATTAAGGTTATTCTCATTCTTTGCTATTATAAAACGATAAACCCAAAAAGCGTCTGAGTATTCGTTCCTGTATTCTATACCTTTGGAATTAAGTTCATCTTCGAGTTCTTTGACTTGTTTGTGGAATGATTCAGATCGCTGCCAAGTGGTAACAGAAAAACCAAAAGACGTAAAGTATGACCAGGAAGAGCCAAGACAGATAACATCTTCAATAACAGGTTTTAAATTAATGAAAACAGATTTAGCATATAAGAAGTTAATTGTTTTAATTACTTTTTTGACAACCCAATCAATGGTAGGTGTCTTTGGTAGTTTGTGAGTACGTATTACAAAAAGCCAGTCTGCAGGGTCGTTGTTATCAACGGAAACCTGAATGCACGGCCTTGGTAGATCGCAAAAATCAACGGTTATTGAATAACCATCAAAAGTTTTTAGGGCTTCCGTTAATTCATGACCATCAATGCCGTACTTATAAGAACGATTCACTTCCATGTTATCCTCCACGATATTAATGAACAGATAAAATAACTTAATAAAAAATTGTCAAGTTTTTGAAAAAAGTAGGTATAACATGACGGAAACGATAACACATAAGAATAAAAGATACGAATATGAATAAAGCATCTGAAATGAAATGGGAACTAATACCCAAAAGAAAAACAAATAAATACTCCATTGATGAAAAACTATTGGCTATTGGCGTATTAGATTCAAGCAGAAGAGACTTTGATGGAGAGCTTGTCCCACAATATGATAAGATAGGTCAGATGTTGGATATTCCTCCAGCTACATTACATAATTGGTACGCAAGAAAAGAAGAGATTGAAAAACAGGTGTCCGCAATGATTGATGCAATGCCTCAAAGCATTGTCCTGACGCTATCTATACAGATTCGGATGATCATAAATGAACTCGGTCAACGCATACCTGATATGAGTACCAGAGACCTTGTGCAGTACTTTGCCAATGCAGTTACCAAACTAAGACTACTGCAGGGCAGATCAACGTCAAACATCAGTGCAAACATTAATTATATTCCTCCTAAATAGAGAGGTTAGATACTGAGATACTATGAAAATAGCATTTTGTGTAGTGTTCATCGATATTCTAATTTTGAGTAGGATATTATGATTTTGGTGTTTTTTGGTGAAATTCGGCTTCGATACGGGGCTGTGGTGAGTAGTTTTTATAGTAATTAGTATAATATGAGTTCTTTTATTAGCGCATAAGTGAAAAAAAAAGACACCTCAGATGGTGTCTTGTGTGTGTGCCTCCTTAATAGCATTGAATGATAAAAGCGTTTTCGTCAACGGGAATGCAGGCAGTCTTGTCTCTGATCTCGTCCATTATAGCTTCTTTGTATTCTTCAGGGTCGTCATAGTCCTGAAGAAGGTCGGAGCGGTATTCTCTTAAATATTCATCAATGTTTGCATATTCAGTGAATTCGCAGCAGAAAGCGATTACGTCAAGTTCAAGTTCTCCGCCTGATTCGTCCTCGAATTCTGTTAAATATTCATACAGTGCCTTGAGTCCTTCGTATGAGAAATTGTCGGGACGTATTTCATTGAATGCGTCAATGAATGCGTACTTATTAATTGATTGTTTCATGATTTAATCTCCTTTAACGGTTTAGATCGGTAAGAATATACTCACCGGATTTGATTTTCTTTTCTGTTTTCTTTTTGTTTTCACCTAAGAAGAGGTTGCGATATTCCCCAATGGTGTTGGAATAGTCCCAGTATGTTTTGTCAAGATAGACTTGCCACCTGTTGAAATGCTTTGCTTCAAATACTTTCTTGGCAATGATAGAGTCATAACTCTGGAAGTAGACAGCGTCATCTTCGTACTCTTCGCCATTGATGAAACCTTTTTCTTTTGTCTCAATAATGAACTGATTGGCAACTGCATTGCCTGAACTGCTGATCATGTTTTTAACTTTCATCTTTAATCCTCCACGATTAATTGATGTCACTATCCTGCCTATATGGAATTGATTGTCAAGTTATTTCATCGAGAAGGCACAAAAGAGGCACGAGAAGAGCCGATCTATTAAAATGAATGTAGAGAGATGCCCAGTAAGAGAGATAACTATAGGGGTCACCTTTGGGGGGCAGGGGGGTGTGTATATATATATCCCACACACAGAATTTTTTAAGAAAATAACCGAGTAGGAATAAAATAAAAAGGAGTAAAGATGAAAGAGACGTGTCAATATTGCAGGTTTTGCAGGGTGGTTGCCAGAGATGGTGATCGAGGTAAGGGAGTGTGTATGAACAAGTACAGTTCTAAGTGTGGTTGGACTGTATATTTTAGTGATCATTGTCCGAAGTGGAAAGCGAAGTGACGTTTATTGTAGATGATACTGTTTATATATATGAAGATGATTATTTAGATAGTATGGATTGTGAGGAGTATGAATATTTGTATGGCATGGAAATAGAGGTAGAGTTTGATTAAGTATCAGCCGAAGCAGGAATTATTAATGACGAGTGTGGCGGACACCACTGTTTATGGAGGAGCGAGGGGTGGTGGTAAGAGTTATGCTTGTTGTGCGAAGATGGCTTTGGATGTAGTTGAGAGATATACAGAGAGTCAGATATTACGGAAGAAGTATAATCGTAATGAGTATCGCAGTTATGTAGAAGATGGTGTTAAGTATTTTTACAAGATGCTGATAGATTATTCTGATTATCAGGGTTGTTGTATTCGTAGGACTGAGCCGGAGTTGAATGCGAATACATTAGTAGAGCAGAGGAAGATATATCCTCAATTTGGTGGTAAGTGGAATAAGCAGTTTAGGAAGTGGGAGTTTCCTTCTGGGGCTGAGATATTGAATAGACCTTGTCACAGAGATGAGGATTTGAATTTCTTTCAGGGGCAGAATTTTCATAGGATATATATAGGTGAGTTGACACAGTTTACGTTACAGTATGTTGAAGAGATTGAGAGTTGTTGTAGAAGTTCTCATGAATTTATTAAGGCAAGAAAGATTTATGACTGTAATCCTGGCAAGATCGGGCATAAATGGGTTAAGAAAAAATACATAGATGTGTGCAGACCGAAGGTTGATGGTGCGAAGGTATATTTAGAGGAATACGATATATGGTATCAGCCGAAGAAACCTGGTGATATATATACTACTGCTGATGGTGAGACATATTGGTTTATACCTTCTACTGTATTTGATAATGAGTATTTATGTAATAGAGACAAGAATTACGTAAGGAATTTGCTTAGCAAGAACAGAATATTGAGAGAGATGTGGTTATTTGGTAATTGGGATGTATTTGCAGGGCAGTATTTTGATATGTGGGATGATGATGTTCATGTCATGGACGAGAAGAAGTTTTTCAATGCAAGAGATGGATTAGAGTTAATAGAGAAGAAGCGTCATTTTGATTGGAGTGATTGGTCTTTATATAGGTCATTTGACTATGGATTTAAAGCACCTTGGGCAGGTGGTTTTTATGCAGTACATAATGTGTCAAGGGACATAGTTAAATTTGGGGAGATATATGAGACTGGATTAACTTCATCTCAGCAGGCGAAGAAGTGTTTAGAATACAGTATGGTAAATTATAATTTATCGAATGATGATTTTATATTAAACTTAGCAGATCCAAAAAGTTACTGGAAGCGTCATGATACGGGAGATGATTTTGTAAGACCGAAGGACTATTATGATGAGGAGGGAATTTTTTTAACAGAGGCGAATAATGAGCGTGTTCAGGGTGCAATGATGGTAGCTGAAGCGTTGCGTATTCGCAAGGATGGTACTGCAAGGTTAGTTATATTAAGTAACTGTATAAATACGATTGATACGATTCCGAATTTACCTGCTGATGAGAATAGACCTGAGGATGTAGATACTAAGGCAGAGGATCATACTTATGATGAGATGCGATATTTTTTAACACACATACTGGCTGAGGATGTCGAGGCGAGAAAACCCAAGAAGAAGGGTTGGAGGGATATGTTAGGAGCACCTGAAACAAAAAATGGCAACTGGAAGGTAGCGTGAGGGGTAAGACAGCTAAGAAGTTAAGGAAGTTGGCAGAGAAACTGGATGGCGTAACGTACAAACAATTAAAGAAATTGTGGAAGCAAACGCCAAAGAATTTTAAGTAGGAGGGTTTTATGGGGCAGGTTTGCTCCTTGCCTGCCTTCCTCCTTTAGGAGATATATGAAGAACGAACAGTGTATTAAGGTAATAAATTTACGAGAGAACAGCAAACTTGGTTGGGGTGATTCCAGAACTGAAGCAAGAAAGTGTATCGATTATATAAACAATGATCAGTTTACTGCTGCGGAACGTGAAAAGGCAGAAGATAATGTAAAACCGTTAGTAACATATAATATACTTGTGGCAAAGCTAAATGTATTGCTTGGTAATGAGCAGTTAAGTCGCAGGGGTGCTAAGATATTACCGAAATATACCAATGATGAGGATATTGTTCGTATTTTAAGCGATAATTGGGAACATATACAGGAATGCGAGGATTTAGAAAAGAAATTAGCTTTGGTTTTTGCTGATGGTTTAATATCTCCAACTGGCGGATGGGCAAGGCGTAAGATAAAAATGGATGATATGGGTTATTTGGAATTTAAGTATGATGTGATGGATAACCTTGAGGAAGTAAGACCTGATCCAGATTTTCGCAGATATGATTTAATGGATGCTCAATATATTATTTTAGAAGATTGGTTGACCAAAGATGCAATAATTCAAGAATATGGTTATAGTAAATTTGATGAGAATAAAAAATGGTGGTATGATATAACCTATGGTATGTTCGACACCGAACATAAAGAGAGTAGTTCTGATTATCGCAGGGGATCAAAATATTTGGTTTGTACTTTAGAAGAGCGTGTAACTGTTCCTGTTAATATAATCAGGGTTGGTAATGAGTATTTCAAACTTACAGATAAAGAAATTGAGGAATTGTTCAAAGACGAAGATATAGAATATATTAAGCGTGATAAAGATACTCGTATTCATGTTACAACAATATTACCTGAATTTGATGTTGTTTTAGAAGATAAGAAATTTCCATTCCCTACCAAGAGATTTTCTGTGTTTCCGTTTTTCAGTTTTAACTATAACATGACAAAGAGCGATCAGGTTTCGCTAATTTCATTACTAAGACAGCCACAAGACAGGATAAATAAAAGTATATCACAGAGAATTGATTACATTACACAGATGCTTGGTAAGAAAACATGGATTTCAAAGATTGAAAAAGAAGCTATTGATAAACTGCAAAAGACAAAAGGCGACCCGAATGCGATTATTCCTCTTATGAGTATGAAAAATAGGGGACAAACCGATGAAGATATAAATCTTCCGCCTGCATTATTTGAAGAAGCACAGTTGGAAAAGTCAATTCTTTACGATATTAGCGGTATAAATCCAGCAATGGAGGGATTTTCAGAAAGAAGTGGAGAAAGCGGAGTATTATATCAGCAGAAATTAGGGCAGGGATATACTTCAACAAATCCATTTTTTGAGAATCTTGCATATACAAGAGAACTTATTGCAAAAGATTATGTAGAATTAGCACCTTATGTTTACTTTGAAGATGATAGACTGCTTCCGGTTAAACGTGCTAATGCGTTGACCTATGAGCTTGTAAATTTGAATTATCAGGGTAATATTGAAAAAGATATTAGAAACGTAAGAGCAAGGGCAGTATTGGATGATGCAGAAAACACTCCTGATAGAGTTCAGAAAACATTTGAACAAAATGTAGCACTTGTAAATATGCTTATAAGTTCAGGTGCTAAATTTAATGACATCCCGTGGGATATAATAATAAAACATTCACGATTTAGAGATAAAGAAGAATGGGTAAAATTTTTAGTAATGCGTCAACAAATGATGCAAAATACAATGGATGCACAACAGGCAGATAATGAAACTTTGAACAAATTAGCAATGGCTTCATCCATGAATGCCATGCAACAAAAACCACCCCAAGAAAGGGACAATGGAGGAAACAGTGGAAAATGAAGAAATCCAAGAAGAAGTGCAAGAAGAAGAAATAATTGTAGATCCCGAAGAGATTGAAGGAACGGAAGAAAAGGTCGAGCCCGAAAGTGAGACAGAGAGCGAACCAGAAGGTGAACCGACCACCGAGAAACCTACATTTTCAGAAGGATTCATGAAAAAATACGAGGACAAGGATTCGGATGAATTGTTAAAAATAATCCGAAACCAAGAGGAGTTCATCGGAAAACAGACCAACGAGATTGGAGACCTGCGGAAGAGAACTACCGAAAAGAAGCTAACGTCTAAAGAAATGAAAGATAAGATTGCAAGTGATAAAAGCAAACTTGTCAATTATCGAGATAAACTTGAAAATTTAGATTCAGAACTTGATGAAGCTGAATTTAAAGCAACTAAAAAAAGAATTAGACAACTCGAGCAAGAACTTGATGGGGCTGAAAGAAACTATCAGGAAACATTTCTTAAAGAACTTGTATATCAAGAGACCGCACAAGGCAATAACCAAAAACTATCTGGTGAAATGCGAGGGCATTATAAGGATGAGTTTGGTTTAGAACTGAGTGATGAGGAGTGGGATGCAGCTGAAAAGACTGCAAAAGAAACCGCTCCCGATGTTAAGCTAACCAAAGAGGATTATGAGGGTGCTTTAGTAAGAGCACTTGGTGTTGACAAGTACAGAAAGATGGTTATGCTTCAAGGTGGCGTCAATGAAAGAGAAAAGATCAAAGTGGCGACATCTAAGGAAGATAAGGACATTGGGGGGGCGTCAAAATCTAAGGGAATAAATCTTTTAGACTTGTCGCCTAAAAGTCTTGCTGATGCCATTGCAAAGAATCCTAAGATTTTGGAAAAACTTACACCGAAACAGCTTGATAAATTGTATGAGAAAATGAAGTAGGTTCGAGGGAAAGAGGAAATATGGAAGCTGCACAAACCTTTATAGCGAATGTAGAGATTCTTAATGAAAAACTGCGTAAGGAATCGTGGTATAATTCATTCTGGGCTCCGTTTGCTGGTTTTGTGGATGTTTCACAACAGGATAATGGCAACTATCTTAAACGACCTTCTGGCAAACCGATTGAAATTATGAATCATTATGTCACAGAGGGCAGAGATAATATGCTCATTCCTTTTGAGAAATACCTTACGGGAAGTCCTGTATATGGTGACACCGTACTTAAAGGTACTGGTGAACAGATGGACTTCTACTGGTTACGAGCATACGTAAACCAGACAAGAAAAGCAGTATATAAACGATCTGGACAGATGGCTGAACAGAGAGCCAAAATGCTTAACGTATATGGTGCTGCTCAACCCGCACTTTCAAAGTGGGTATCAATGTGGGAAAACCAAGCAGTAATGCAGGCGTTTTACGAGGGTGTTTCACCTAACCTGTCTGTTGGTACTGCATCAGATGGTCTTGGTCTTGCAAGACGTTATCACCCTAACTGGTATTGTTTGGATGGAGACGTGGTTACTGCTATTGGAACTGCGAAAACACTTAAAACCAACGCACAGCTTGATGCTGCTATTGGTGATGGCGGATCTTGTGATTCTGATATCACATGTGATTCACTTTACGCTTTGCGTCAAACATGTATGGAATTGAAGATACCGCAAATCCAAACAGAAGGTGGTCATAGTTTCTGGGTTATGCTTGTGCATCCCAAACAGATGACAACTCTTTTGAAAGATGATGATTTCAATAGGTATAACAGAGCTTATGATGGTGCAAAGATTCAACATCCTACCATTAATGGTATGATTCAGTATTATGCTGGATTTATGATTATTGAAGATATTGCACTTGTTCGTGAGTGGGATGCAACCAATGCTGCGTTCTTCGGAACAACTACTTCTGCACGATTCAATTCAACTGCTGTTGGTACATCTATGTACAATGCACTTGTATTTGGTAATAGTGCAATGGGTAAAGGTATTGCATCCAAACTTGGAATGACAAGCGAAGTTGACGATCACGAGAACACTATTGAAATTGGTGCAAGGTCTATTGACGGCTATAACAGAGCTGATTTCTTTGACGACAATGCTTCTGATGGTGGCGATGCTGCACAGAATTCAGGGGCTGCGTTCTATAAGAATCAATCTGCTGCTCATGACGCTGCTGCATTATCCTGTATTAACCAAAGTTCATTAGTATTCTGTACGGATGAAGGGTAGGGGGAAAAATGAAAAGTATAGATTTCTATAAGTACTTTAGTGCAAATCCTGACGGAGCATCCCTTACCGCAACACACAGCGGAAGTGAAACTGTTACCGCAAAGGCATTCAAGGATGGTCGAATTGTAGTATATTTTGCGAACTTAGGTTCTACGGAATATATTACGATAAACACACCATTTGCGTTTGAGGTTATAGACGCATATCTGCGTGTGGAAAATGGCGAAAATGTTGGCAGTAAAACTCTTACTGTATATAATGGTTCAAGTGCTGTTTCAAGTGCTTTGAGCATGGCAACAGATAAGGGAATTGCAAGGGCAACAACCATTGATTCAACTTATGCCGAGTTTGCTGCTGACGACAACGACCTAAAACTCGTATCGTCTGCTCATGCCGATGGTGATGCCACAGTTACTCTTGTTATTCAACCGTCATAAAAATATAGGGGAGGGGAAACCCTCCCCGTTTTAAAGGAGATTAATGTATCATTTAATAGACTCAGAAGCATTTAAGGGGCAGGCAACATCAAGATTTTTAACACGGAGAGAATATCCTGAGATGAATCCAAGAAGGAGATTGAATTTTATATTTAGGCATAAAAGATTTGTTGATATAAAAGAAGATAAGGTAGCGTATAAATTAGTAAATAAATATCCATCAGTTCATATTGTGGATGATGAGTTAAACAATTTATCCATAAAAGATGATCTGGATGAAATGAAGCTGAACGACCTTCGGCATGTATGTAGGGAATATGGTATTAATTCGTTCCAAATGGGGCTTGACGATATGCGTATGGCGATTAGAAAGGCAAGGCTGGATGGTGTGGAGAGAAGAGTACATACAAAAAAAGAAGCTAAACAGGAACGATTTGAAAAAAACCTTGAAAGGTTAAAGGAGAGTAATGACTTACAGCGACTTAATAGCTGATATAATTAGCCGGTGCGATGCTGACTATGCTGATGAATACGAAGATAGGGCAAAGGCACTATTTCTTTCTGCTGTTGCACAACTTGTTGGTGCAGGAGAATATAAATTAAACGATATACCAGAACTTGTTGCTTCTGAGGAAGTTACTTTAGACGCAACGGGCAAGTTTACTTTTCTTGGTGCAGATAATGATTTGACTGGCGATCCAATAGTTGTTGACATAGCAGAGATATATGATGACCCGGATAGTGCTGATGACGGGTATGTATATGTAAAAAAGGAAATTGCCTATATTCGAGGGATTTCACAAAACTCACAATTAGCACCAGATACAAAAGAGTTGTTTTGGTATTATCGTGGAAGCGATATTATTTTCTATCCAAAGGCAACCGCAAGTGGAAAGAAGCCAACGCTCTTATATATAAAATCTCCAGAGCAATGGAGTGATGATGATGAAATGTTAGGAAAATACAGCCAGCCATTTATACAAAGGGCTGCTGATATAACCGCAGATAAACTAAACAAAGAAGTTAATTAAAAGAGGTAATTATGGAATTTAGTTATTTAGAAGCACAGGTAAAAGATGTTTTTCCACAAGTATCCCCGAAACAGATTTTACGACAGGCAAAAAGAATTGTGCGACAACTCAATAGTGCAACAAATGGAAAACTGGATACAAAAACTGCTATTACGGAAAAATTAAACCACACAATGATGCTTAATATTAATTATGAAACTAAAACAATTACGAGCGGAGATGCTGAAGAGGTATTTACTACTGCCGTTGCCGTTGCAGATTATATGGTTATTTTAAGCGGAACAACTTCAAACGATGGTGTTTATACGTTAGCAAGTAGGGTTGATGCCGACAATATTACAGTAGACGAAGATATGGTAGAAGAAACGGGGGATATAGATAACGTAACAGTTATTATCTGTTCCGTTGACTCAGACTTCTCGCTTTCTTATAATACGGCAGGGTCTAACTATATGCTTACACTTCCAGATGGATTTATTAAGTTAGCACCCAATGGCGTGATTGTTGCGAATGAAGCGTGGGATCAAAGAACTATTGATTATATTCTCAGGAATACGTCAGAAGAAGCGTATAACATTAACGAAAGAGATGAAATTGTTTTTGGTGCAAGTGCGTTTGAAGATGATGTTGATACGTTAATTCGTGGATATTTTGGCATAACAATACCTACTTCAAGTGCCTACGATGCAACAATAGCAATACCGGATAGTTGGATTGAGGGATTTACTGCTGGTGTTCTTGCTAATATTGCAACCATGAAAGAGTATCGAGACGCAGACACCTTTAAGTTTAACTATGGTGTGTTTAATAATATGATGCAGGCAATCATCAATCAGGAAAATGCACGATTCACAATGGAGACAGCCGAACAGAGCTATAACTATAACGATCCGTCTAAATGAAAAAAAGAATACTGATTTCAGACCTGAGTGAAGGTCTTAATGATGGTGTTCGTGCTGATATACTTAAAGACGGAGAAACTCAGATTTGCAGAAACTATGAAATTCTGAACAAGGGAACTCTTTCTGTTAGGAAAGATGTAGAAACCTATGATTCAGATTTGCAAACAGTCATAGACGATCTTGGGGATTTAAACGATTTCTATGTTTGGTATCCGTCAAGTTCTCCTTCTGATATTGATAGTGATACTACTGTATGTTACGTTGTATTAGTAGATGGCGTTAGCGGACTTGAACTGTATGTGATATATCTTGATGAAGATGGGGATTATTCGACTAATCAAATAAGTATAGATGGTGTTGAGTATAGTTCTGCTACGAGCTTGGAGTTTATAGAAGCACCAGATAAACTAATTATAACTGATTGGGGTGGAAGTAATACTACTCACTTTGTAGCATACGATACTGACGGCGATTTGCAGTATGGGAAAATGGGGATCGAAGCACCAAGAGCAAAACCAGAAGTAACGCAACTAACTGACTGGAATAGTGATGATTGGGAAGAAAATGCAGATCAGGACAGAATGTGTGAGTGTGGTCTTATTCAGATATGTTACTGTGTTGTTACAGAAAATGGAGAGTATAGTAATCCCTCTCCTATTTCTGATACCCTTGACATGCAGTTCTTTAAGGAAACAGATGGTGAAGCAGAACGGTGGGTAAATAAGGTTACCATAAGTAATTTATCAATTCCAGATACAGATGAACTTACCGAGGATAGACTTAAAGAGTTTGCGGTATTTTATAGAATTGTAAACTATTCAGAAGGATCGAGTGCTGGTACGTTTAGATATGCACAGTCTTATGATATTGTTGATAAAACAAATGTAGATGATGATACTGGTAATAGTTATATTATATCAGTTGAGAATGATGCTGGTGCTTTGGTAAGTTATGAAAATGACATAGCTCCTATTGCTAAGGTTGGTGCTGTTGTAAGCGGTGTGCCAGTATTGGGCTGTGTAAAAACAAAGGTGCAATTTCCATTTAAGTTTAAATACTATGTTCCGATAAATATTACAAATGTAAACACAAAAACCTTTATAGATGCGGTTATTAGAGTAAGGTTATACGATAGTGGCAGTAGCGAAGATGATGCAATAGATTCTCTTAATTGGGAAGATTTTGAAAGTTCTGGTAGTTTTAGTAATGCTAATTATATCAGGTTGTATGATACAGATGTTACAACTCCAATAAACTGTTATATCGGCACTTGGAATACTTCAAACTATACCGATGTTTATATTAAGATACCACAGCTAACTGGATCTTCCACACACACAATATATTTATGTTGGACACCTGAAGATGACCAGTCGGACTATGCTGGCGTTGATATTACAAAGTATCAGGATGAAGAATACGGACAGTGGACAGAGACGTGGGCTGACCAAGAAGTGTGGGGAGATGGAATAAAAGTTGTTGATGGTGCTATTGTAACCGCACCGATGAATGAAAAAGATTGGGATGGTTATCCCGATATAGACACAAAGTTTCTAAATAAAGCTAATACTGTTTATGACGGACAATTTACTCATGCAGAATGGATTACTACCCAAAGGGCAATATTGCCAGCAGTAAATCAAACCTTTGGGAATTCTGCAATTAGAATAGCAAGTGGTTCTGTTGCCACGGGTGTTGGCGTTGCATTTAATGAAGATAAAAATATAAGTAATTCTGGATATGTATGTGGATTTTTAAGATATAGCGGTTCTGGCTATCCACAAAACGATTTGTTGTTGTCAATAAATATTAATAGTGCAACATATAGTTTGGCAATAAAATTAGATTCAACTGGTTATTTTAAAGATGAAGATGATAATGTTCTGTCAATAGAATATGATACGGCATTAATCAAAATATATTTTATATTATTTTCTTGGAATTTAGATACAGAAAAAAGAAGTTTGTTTGTTTTAGATGTTTGTGGCAATACGATAGAAAGCGAAGAATATACCATTGAGGATATTGATGAAGAAACGCTAACAAGTTTTGTAATACACAGGTCGCCATATACATGGAGAGAGATTGACCAATGGCAATATGTTGAAAATAAATATATTTCAAGTTCGACAAATAATGAAAAAACTGTAAAACAAATCGCCAATTTGATGCCAGCTTTTGAAACAATGATTGGATATAATTATACTACACACAACAACAATATTACCTTTGGCGAAGTACGATCAGTTGAGTATAAGGAATATAAGAATAGGGTTAAGTGGGGAGAGGTTAATGGAATAAATTTCCCTGACTTATATTATAGAGATATTGAGGGAGAGATACTTGCTATGGGGCAAGCACCTTTCTTACAGTCAAATGGTATGTATGTTAATACTATACTTATATGGACACGACATAAAATATATAGATTTATTCTTGAGGGTAGTGAAGGAGAGTGGAATGTGGGTGCCGAAAATCTTATCTGGGAAAATGAAGGATATGGTTTATATGCACCACGAAGTATTGCAAGAGATGCTGATACATATTACTGGCTTGCCGAAGTTGGTGTATGTAGAATTTCAAGAAGTGGCATTGAAATAATCAGTAACGACAGAGAGGGAAATAAAATTGTTGATCTTGGCACATTAGACGAGACTGATAATTATATAGGGTTTATCTGTAAAACGAATAATCAGTATATATTGCACAATCAAGAAGATACAATTACTGGCTATCTTGTTACACAGGATGGAGAGTATATACAAACGCAAGATGGTTATTACATAAAGTATGATTAAGAGGAAATTATGAAAAAATTTATAACTTTGGCTGTTATTATTTGTATTTCGATGTTGCTAATTGGTGCATCTACAAAAACAGTATTGGACTTAACGGAACTGACAACTGCTGCTTCAAATGATTATTTGGTTATTGAGGACACTTCTTCGGTGGCGACCAAAAAGATTTCGGTAGCAAACCTTGTTGCTGCTTATTTGGTTGCAACTGGTATTGATTCGTTGAATATAAACGATTTTGAGGTTGACACTATTTATGCAGACACGCTACATGTTGTAACAAGCATTGGCTTTACCGCACAGTCGTCCACAATAAATGACATTCAGGTGGGAAATCTTTTAGATGCAACTATTGATGATACAGTAAGCGGGGAGTGGACATTTTCGGATACCTGTTCTATTGGTGGAGTGTCAAGTCAAAACCTATTAGACAAGACTGCAAGTGAAACAATAAGTGGAAAATATACTTATTCAGATACCCTTAATATTACTGGCGAATTTGCAATAAAGGGAACTGTCATTACATCATCTATTGTAACCGATAGTGCTGCCGACACATTAACTAATAAAGTAATTGACGGTGATGACAATACGTTACAGAATATTGCGGCAAGCTCTATTGATGGAGTAGATTCAAATACAAACCTTCTTTCTACTTCTGGAATAATTGGTGGTGTGTCAAAAAAAACCATAACTCATTCTGATACCGTTGTAACTGCAACACAGTTTAAATCTGGACAGATAGAATTTGATTCTACTACCGACAGCATAGATGTTGTTTTGCCTACATATAACGAATTGGGTGTTTTGGCGGAATGCGTTTTTTTATCAAAAGACAATACTCATGATGTTGATATAGAAACAGCAGATGGTGAATATTTTGGTATGGCAAACGCAGACAGTTCTTCGGTAAGGGATAGCGTATTGTCGTTTCTTAAAACAGGTGGTTGTTTTATTTTAAAAAATACAGGAAATGGAGATACCACTAATGGTGTCCAGTGGCTTGTAACAAGTTGGTTTGAAACAGACCTGCATAGTGCAGATTAAAAGAGGTAAAAATGAAAAAGTTTATAATAATAATAGTATTAATAGCAATGTGTGTGAGTGTGTGGGGTGCGGATTTATCTAAAACTGGCATTAGTGCTGGAAATGATATTGAGGCAAGTCACATAACAAATTTATATGACGCACTAACGGGAACTACCGTTTATGATAATGTGGATATGTTGCAATGTAAAGAATATACTGTTTATGTAGTAGCTGAAGTTGGTACAAATTGGAGTCAAACTGAATGTGCGAATACTACTGGTGGAACTTGTGTTATAAACCAATCAGCACCAAATTATTTTAAATTAACATTTAGCGATTATACATTTGACACTTCCGGTAAAATAATGTTAAATTATGCTATTGGTGAAGATTTAATAGGGGAAAACAGCAAACTTGTTTTTTTTGAATGCAGGAGAGCTTCTGATTCTACGCTTTATGTTTACACTTATGATTATAGTGCAACTGCTGTTGATACTCTTGCTCAAGATAGCAATTTTTGGATTAGGGTTTTGTTTTACTAATGAAGGTTTTAGTAGCTGACGCAGGTGCTGGACATGCAGCCACAATGACTGCTATAATACAGGCAGAGTGTCCCACTGCAACGATAGAGGATACAAGTTCTGGTATAGCAGCAGCAATTATTTATGCAATAGAGAATGGCTTTGACATAATATCAAGTTCGTTAACGGGGCTGACAGATGCAAGAAACGAAGGCGGTGGAGATACAGCATGGGCAGGTGGTGGAGATGGTGAATATGGAACTTCTACTTATGGAAGCAGTACTTACATAAACAGGGTTGGAATTGTACATTCGTTTGGTGATGGTACTAATACGGAATTTACCGAACCTTCACGATTAGATATAATTTGTGCGGTGGCACATGAAGATGGCAGTCATGGTGCAGGTCTTGAAATACAGACCGATGATTCAAGTACGTCTGCCGCAACTGCTCGTGTAGCTGGTGTTATAGCACAGATACTTGTTGACAATCCTACTTGGAACTTTCACGATGCGAGACAGGCAATAAGACAGACTTGCTCGAACTACTCAACTGGATGGGTCAAGGAAACTGGCTATGGAACAATGGACAAAACAGCTGCGAAAGCGGTTACTTCTCTTGAACCTATGTCACCTACTCGAATATCTGTATCGAATAGCTCAAATGTTCTTACTCTGTCTTGGGTAAATCCAAAAGATTCAGCTAATGCTTCGACTGTTATTTCTATTTATGATGAAGAACCCGCAAGCGATGTAGAACCGGTTGGTTTTTATGATAGTACGGGAACAAGTGACACCGAAACGATTTACGGAAAAGCGGGAACATATTATATAGTATTTCAAGGCAAAAACTCCAATGGTGATTATTCACAGGTTGAGAGTTTCGACTATGAGACAGTAACCTTAGTTGATAATTGGGAATCTAATCAACAGCTGTATTTGGATTACTTGAAAGACCTTATTGATAATATTCAGCGATATGAAAGAGATATATTTGGTTATGTGGATTACTTGACTGAAGATAATGTTGTGAAAATAGGAAACAGGTATCCTGCCGTATTGATAAAAGACGGAAATGAGGAGTGGGAAGAAGCGGGCGGATACCGATATGATGTTGGTCATTTTGTTGATTTATATATGTTTCATAACATTAACCAAGACAGATTAGAACGTATTAACGAAGATCAGAAGGCGATATGCGATACAATAATTGACGATGGCGATCTTGGTGGTTACGCATATTGTGCAAGAATTATTAATGTTGATAAGGGCGATTATTATTCAGGTGCGTTTGATCCAACTCGTGCTGGATATAATGACAACTATTCTTTGAGGATTATATCTTTAAGGATACAGGAGCGTATAAATGGCTGATAAAATATTTATATGGAAAAATAAACACTATAAGCTCGGTGATTACAAAGTTAAGGATTTACCAAAAGATTTGGTGAAGATTTTGAAAGAACAGGGCTATATAAAGGACGGAAAAGATGAGAACGGGAAATGATTATAATGTACTGATTCAAGCGGATAGTGCATTTAACGTTGATCCGGTTAACTTGACTACTGGCTGGACTGCTTTTGCGGATAAGATGGAAATCACCAATGAAGCACCAGAACAAGTAGCTCTAAGCAAAAAGGATCAATACATAGTGCGGTATAACCACACAAATCTTGCAGGGTTGAAGAAACCGATTGTAAATTTATCTGGAGAATGGACAAAGGATCATAATATTCTTTTAACTGCAATGACGGGAGATGAATCTTCAGCTTATACGATCACAAACCAAAATACTGTTAATAGTTATACTATTGTTCAGCAGTTTGCAACTGCCGAAGCGAATGAAGTAAATGGTTGCGTGATGGAAACTCTTAGGATTTACGGATCTGCTGGACAGCCGATCATGTATGACGCTACTTTTAGATGTGGAACAGTTGACAGGGAAACCACAGAAACATATCAGGCAGCTGCGGTTGTAACCACAAAACCTTATATGTATCAATTCTGCCTCACGCCTTCTCTGCATGACGGACATATCACAAATGCAACTTCATTTGAGATTTCTCTCACGAGAATATTTCCAGACGATAAGTTTATGTTTCAAAACAGTCAGGTTTGGACTGCTGCATATCAATGCGAGATTCAGGGCGAGTTTAAGGCAACATATGTCTATTCAGAGACAAATGATGCAAATGTATTTGATGAACTTATGTCGCAAACTATGAGTCATGATACGATTACGCTTAAAGACGCCTCTGTTAATCATAACCAACTTGCTTTTGAAACCTATGGACAGCTTGTAGATTACAGTTTACCTGATCCGGACAGATGTATTTTCGAGGGAAGTTTTACACGAAAGTTATTGTATGACGGAAGTCATGCACCAATAACATTTACTTATACGGCGGCATAATGATTAAAAATTGTTTCATGGACGAGCAGCCAGATTTCTTCAAAGATGTGTTTGTGGATGACGAGAAGATCGCAACGATAAAAGCACTTTCAAGAAATGACAGATCGGTTATTGAAAAAGAAGCAGTAACCAAGCAGATAAAAAAAGGTGAGATTGTCATTGAGGTCAATTCATTCAAGACACAGATCGTAAGAATGAGATTATCTCTTACTGGACATAAGAATGTTGGTTGGGAGTTTGATCGAGAAGTAACTGACGAGAACATCGGTCTTTTACCAGACAAATATTTTAATGCGATTGATGTTGCGATTAATGAATTAGAGAATTGGGATAAAGAGGGCATCTCAAAAAACTGACTCAGGCAGTCTTGTTCTTTGATAATAATGAAAATACGAGACTGCTGTTAGAAGGGTATGCTGGTGAACATGCGTTTTGCAGAGACTGTAAGGAATACGAGACCTGTAATCATAAAGGTCAAAAGATACTACGCACATCGAGACTTATTCTCGAATATCTGTACGCAGGAGAGACAAAGGTATGGGATGGGAGTTTATGGGATCAACCGGATTGGTTCTTGGAATTATTGAGTATAGCTCAAAAGGTGCTGAATGGCAACAGAAAATCTAAAAATAAGAGTAACAAGCGATAGTGCTCAGGCGAAGCGGGACTTAGGGGGCTTTGACGATAAACTAAAGAGTACCCTTAAAAGTGTAGTCTCGATAACCGTTGCTTTGGCGGCTGCTAAAAAGGCAGTGGACTTCTTTGCTCAATCTACAAAGATGGCAATGGAGCAAGAGAAGATATTCCGTAAGCTACAGAGTGCGGTTGAGATTACTGGTAAAGCGTGGGGTTCTGCATCAGTTGAGTTAGATAATCTATTTGCTTCTCTCCAAAGAACAACTCAATATGGAGATACCGAAAGTGCAGAAGTATTCCAGAGAATTATCACTCTTACAGGCGATTATGAGAAAGCATTAACGGGACTTCCTATTGCTTTAGATTTGGCAGCTTCGGGATTATTCGATGCTGGCACTGCTGCTCGATATGTTGGTATGGCGATGACTGGCAATATTGAAATGCTTGGAAGGTATATTGCTGAGTTTAAGACAACCACGAATGAACAGCTAAAGAACATGACTGCATCTCAAAAAGTAGCGTATGCAGTTGATGTATTGAGAAAGAAGTTTGGTGGACTTGCAGAAAAAGAACTTCAAACAACTGCTGGACAGATAAAGCAATTAAATAATTATTGGGGCGATTTCAGAGAAGCAATAGGGGATAAAGTTTTGCCGATATTAAATACTCTTGGAAGGACTATTGGCGAAACCTTTGGGCTTTTTGATGAAGAGTTTATTGGAAAAACGGTTGAGGAACGTACAGAAATTGAAATGGCTAAATACAAAAAAGCCAGAGATGCGTTTCAACAATCTTATGTAGATTATAAGAAAAACGAACTTGCTGGATTGAATGCCACTTTTTCCGATATTTTAAAAATGCTTGACTTGGCAGAAAATCTAAGGACTGTTGGCAGCGAATTGGAGTTTTCTTTTAGTTATCAAACGTGGGAAGATGACCTTAAAAAAACATTAGAGAAAATGTTGCAAATACCCGAAACGATAAGTGCGAATATCCCTGTTAACTTAGAATTTGCCGAACCCACGCAAGAAGATATTGAAACGATACAAGAACACTTAGACAGATTATACACAGCAGTTCCGGCTATGGAAATTACGATTGATCCAGAATATCTTGAAGAAGAAATAGACAAGATGTCGCCTTTCCTGAACAATTTCGCAAGCACGGCGTCAAGTATATTACAATCTGGATTTAAGACGGGTTTTGATAACATTGGTGATATGTTTGAGGATTTAATCAATAGGATGCTGGCAGATTTGGTTATAAGTGGAATATTGCAATTAATTACGCAGGGTGCTTCATCGGGCTTTGGTTTCTTTGCAGGATTGTTTGGTGGACATAGCGGACTTGAAATATCAAATCAGGGTGGTTATCCCGTTAAGGGTGCTTCAGGATTAGACTTTACTGTGCCATCAGGATTTCCAAATGATTCATTCCCTATTCTTGTAGAGAGTGGCGAACACGTAAGCGTTACGCCTTCAGGTAGAGGTTCAGAGACAGATGATTTATTGAAACAGCTTATTGCAGAGGTTAGAAGCAAACCAGTTGCAAATACGATATTATTTGATGATGTTGATATGAGCAGGTATGTTGATCGTGGTAAATTAAAGAGGGAATATTCGTGATTAAGATTGAATTTGTGCATTATACCGAGACAAAGACGGGTACTTCTTACCATACAGTTAGTGAATTAAAATCAGTCAAGGTTGATCCACAAAGTGTAAAGGGAATAGATTATCACTCTATCGAATCTCGAAAAGCACGATTTTCCTTTTATGATGAGAGTTCTTTTTTCAATACGTATTTTCTTACGAATTGGAGTTATATATCTGGAACAAAGTATAACATTTTTGCGATTAGGTTGTCTAAAGATGACGTTACTGATTACATAGGATATGTCAAACCAGATAATGTAATTTATGATGTCAAGACAGGCATGGTAGATATTTCCGCAACTGATATTTTGGGGGTGTTGCTTGATCTTGCAGACACAGATAATGATTATAATGAAGGAATTCATAATGTAAATACGCTTTTACAAACCGAGATAACAGGTATTTTATCGGGATTTGATGTTGATTATTCAGACACTTCCGATAATATAACTTATGAAATGAGCGACTTTGAAATCGTGTATAGTAATTATGAGAACTTTGAAGAGGTGGTTGGTTATAACGGACTTATTTATGATGCAGGTGGTGGCGTTTATGGTGGTGGCACATATACGGGTAGAATAAGAAGCGTTGTGTATGATGGCTCAAAGTTTATTGTAAAAATATGTGATTATTATGAAGATATTGACCGTGATGAATCTGAATATCACGACACGATTGATTATGTTTATTTTGAGATAAATACAGACTTGTTTATTGATGCTTATTATTACAGGCATCTTGAAGGTGTTTACGATGACGAAAATCATCTTTGGGATAATTGGGCAAATGGTTCTTTCGGCACAGAGACAAGTTCAAGTTCTGCGACTAATGGAGATGACACATTTAACTTTGGAACGGCAACAAATGGAGCGAGATTTTATTTCACGGGCGATTTAACGCTTGAAGAAATAAATTTAGACGCCGATGAAGATGTCACATATATCACAAAAAACAGAAAAGATATAATTAAGGCATTATTGCTTTTACTCAATGCTGGTATTCGTATTGATAAAGATGGTGATATAACAGTAGAAGATAAAGACCTGGTCGGGACAGGAACTGATATTGATTCTTATACCTTAGATAACAAGAAGGGGTTTATATTACACTCTGAAAAGGATTTTAATAGTATGTTCAGTTTTATATCAGGAAGCAAAAATTTGGCAAAAGCAATTACTGATTATTACAATAATCTTTTTGAGACATTCAAATATGAGTACAATTTAGCGGTCAATTCAGATATAAGTTTGGCGTTAGGAGATACTATTACAAGCGATGGTAAAGATATGAGAATTGTTGAAATAGATGAACCGTATAATGAGAACATATATTACATTAAGGCGTGGGGTGAGTGATGAAGATACCGGGCGGATATGGTTGGGTAAGATTAAGTTGTTATGTAAATGGGATATATCAAGCATTCAACTTTTATAATGTTTCGGAGAATCCCGTAATGCCTCGTGAAGTTGCAACAAGTTACATTGACATTAATCATACTGTTCAAAAGCATATTCAGGGTCATCATCTCGATTTCAATATGATGTTAATAGATAAGAATTTATCCTCTGGAACGCAGAATGAAATGAATAATTTTTTGAAATCATATCATAGCAGAGATAATTTACATTCAGACAGAAGGATTGGTTTATACCCTGTATATGATGATACTGGCTCAGGGTGGGCTTCAGTTTTTAGTATTATCGGTCAAATTGTTATATTAACGGAAGAACCATATATCACAGACATTTGCAATTACAAGTTTGCTGGTCAGGTATTAGTTTTAAAGGGACAAACAAGAAATCTGATAACCGAAGATGATTATAGTGTAAGAGTATATAGAGAAAGCTCGACTGGTGCGTGGGGGCTGTATAATGCACCATGTCAGGGATATTTCGAACCATATATAGGGATGACAGCATGATAATAATTCGTGATGAGATACTTAAAATAAATGTTTATTTGGCTGTTGGCTCGAACGTTGAATTTGTAGAATATTTGAATGAGAATTTTAAAGACAGTATTTTTATTGATGCGGTAGCGGGAGATTACAATAAATTTAAGACAGCCGAAGGTTATTGTATTGGTGATTATCATAACGAGATATTCCATTTATTTATTTGGTTAAGAAAGTTTGACGAGAGTGCTTATTGGTTAAGGGTGTTATCTCATGAATGCAATGAAGCAACAAGGTTTGTTTTTGATGAGTTGTTTCAGGCAGAGAAATACACTCATGCGAATATAAGATACCAAGATGAATTATTTGAAACATGTTTAAAAAAAATAAGAGGTAAAAATGGCTGATATAGAGAAAAGAATTTACATTGAACAGTCAGACAATACAGCATTTAGCGGGGTAAACGAAGCAGGTGCTGCTGTCCGATTAAGAGAATCGGTTGAGGCGGGAACTGATTCTGGCGAATATACTGGTAACCTTGCAGGAAGTGGAGATTTCACAGATCGTGGAAACGGAATCTGGAGCATCGAAATTGACAGCGAAGATTCTGGATATTATCGTATTGAGAGTTATACCACAGCAACAGGAACATGGGCTGCCGTTAATGGATATGCACCTATTTATATTCAACTTGAACCAGCATTGGCGAATGATGGCGGTACGATGTCTGGCAATATTGCAATGGGAGATAATTCAGTAACAGGTGTTGATACGATTACATTCACCGATGTCAATGGGACGATTGCTGGTATTCAAAATCAAAATTTGTTGGATAAAAGTGCCAATGATACTGTGGCTGGTGATTGGGATTTTGACGGAGATTGTACAGTAACTGGCGGAACTCTTGACTGTACTGCTGACACGCTATTAGTTGACAGTATAATTGTTCAACCGTATGTTTATATAACATACTGCGAACCAAATGCTGGCAATATAAAACAGGCAACGGTGGACAGGACATTATTTATCTGTGATGCTGCTTATGAAGTTGTAAGCATTGAGTGTTTTACAGAAACTGCCGAAACAACTGCTGCGACTTTATATATACAAGTTGAGAGATTGAGTGGCGTTGAGGCAAAGGGCGGTGGAGATGATATTCTAACGAATAATACCAATAATGGGTTTAGCTTAAAAGATACTGCGAAAACAACGAGGGTTGGTACTTTGACAAACACAACACTTGCAGACGGGGATCGTATTGGACTTGTATTGTCTGCTGACGGAACTGAGGCGGCAGGTCTTCATCTAACCATAAAACTAAAGAGGGTATAACATGACTGAATTACAAGAAATAGTTGAATATTTATCGGGGAATAAAAGTTTTGAGAGCATTACTATTGATTCTCAATATAAAGTAGTTTTAGAATATCAAAACGATACAGTTAATTTTGATTCCATTGAAGATTTTCTTGAATGGGTAAATCAATAAGGAGATAAAATGAAAAAAATAATTTTACTGTTAATATTACTATTAGTGGGGTTTAATTTAAGTGCCGATTACGGACTTATTGACGGATCGAAACTAATGTATAATTACTTCCAAGATTTCATCGCAGACAGTACTCTTGGAACAAACAGCTACGGAAGGATTGACGGCGAGATTGCTTTTTACAATTCCTTCATAACTTGGATTGAATGGGCAGACACCGTAGGATCGACTGTTGGATTTCCAGTTGATTTTATAACTGCAAGAGATAGTGGATTGGTTACCATTCAAGATGATGTGGTGATCGATTCCAATCTTACTGTTATGGGAAATGTTATAACTAATCGGATTGACGTAGACACTCTCTATGTAAACGGCGAGGAGTTTATCAGCACAAACCAATACTGGGGCGTAGAATGGGACTCAGATACAGACACATATACACGACTTGGTAACTTCTCTGCATATGACAGCACAGGGCAGTCGCCGGCAACATACCTTCCTATCCACAATAATATGAAGAGGTGCGTGGTTGAGGATGACGGTACGGTTGCATATTATCTCAATCCATATAATTCCACCCAAAAAGCAGACGGAAGTGCTGCTAATTTAGACGGAACAGACGGACAGGTTATGGTCGAGATACCAGCATTCTACTATTATGACAGCTGGGTAGGCAACAAACGCAGACTCTATTGTTCGGAAGACAGTATCAGCGGCTTCTACAAAAGCGACAAGTTTTACGTTGGAGCATACGAAGCAGTGGTCTCTGACAACGGTGTAATCTCAGATGGAGATGTGAGTGTGAACACAACAGAGGACACTCTCTGTTCGGTTGCCGGATATAAGCCAGATTCTGATGATACGATTGTTGAATACAGAACTATTGCGGAGAATAGAGGTACTGGCTGGCATCTTTTTGATTATTATGCATCCTATATTATTGAAATGCTGTATCTAATCGAATATGCTGACTTTAATATCCAAAGCACGATTGGAACAGGCAACACTTCATATGACGCATGGTCTTATGCAAACAGTATCGCAGACTGCGGTCTGTCAAATTCAGACGGCAACTATAGTAATGCCAGCAATTCAGAAGAAGATGCGCTGGACGATGCAACAGATGTGAATGGCTCTGATTCTGTATCTGAATACTCGTCATATCGGGGGATTGAGAATATTTACGGCTCGCTTTGGCAATTTGTGGATGGTGTGGCAGTAGACAATGACTCTGTAGGGGCTACGGCAGATAGTATGTATTCTGAATTATGGACATCTACAGACTATACCGATTACTCTTATCTCACTACGTCCCCAAGCGAAGACAGCGTAGAAACCTATTTTACGATGAAGGGATACCTTGCCGAAACAGACGGATATATGTCAGACATTTTAAGCGGAACATTTTACCCGACAGAAACAAGTGGTTCGAGCTCTACCTATATTTGTGCTTATTATTATACGTATTTTGATGATGACCCGAATAGTGGTATGCGTGTTGTTCTGCTCGGCGGTCTCTCGCTTTACGGTTCGCAAGCTGGGTGGTACGTTTATTCGCATAACGCCTTTTCGACTGACACTTCGAGTATC